GCCGGTGGGGCTGCCCTCCAGACGGGCATGCCCGTCTTCCGTCCAGCCCCACCGGCCAAGGTGGTTGTCGGCACCGGCCAAGATGGTTGTCGCTTATCAGGTGAAATTCGCTACGTCACCAAAAGTGTTCGGCCGCAATTGCAAACGAATGCTGCGTCAGCAACATGACCAAACGTGAATGTCGGCTTTGTCCGCACTGCGGTCACTCGTGCAGACCGCAGCGAACGACCGCTCACCGCCATTCGTGTTGAAATGTGCATGGCGCAGCAATCGGTCCGCTTTCCTCTCTCATCATTGTCATGAACGGCCTAAAGCTGCCGTCCGTGCGAACCAGGTCTAGTGACCGCTCCCAGCCCAAGGGTGTGCTGCACCATAAAATCAAATGATTTCAATGGTGCGAGTGCGGCAAAAAGGCATTTAGGCCCCCGGAAAGCCCCCCAAACGGGAGCCAAACGGGAGCGCAACCCGGATCGGACCCCCGAGCCAATAGGCTTATTCGCAACCCTGCATCACCACCCCAATCAGCCCGGTGGTGGATGGTGGTGGAGTGGTGCAGTGCCTGAGCCTTCGGAGGGTAGTGCCAAGGCCCATGTTCACGCTAAATTCACGCTTTTAATCCGGTTTTGTTCACGCACAGTGCCGCGAGATTTCGCGGTAACTGTTACGCGTAACAGAAACGCCAACACAGATCGGACCCAAGACCCCTCCCGCAGTGAGACCCCCGTCCAGCGCGGAGGTAAAGTGGTGGCAAGGCCGCCCAGCATCACCCACCAGCTGCTGCGCCTTCTCGAGCGCGACGGCAGCGTAAAGACCACAGGCATTCGCCCGATCGCACGCGAATTGCAGGCGCAAGGACTGGTGGTCCTGAACAAGGCGCAGACGAGTGTCTGCATCACGAAAGTAGGCCAATACGCGATCGAAAAACACGTCAAGCTCGATCCCAAACTGCTCACATCTTTAAACCGATTAGAGAGCTTACACGATCAAGTGGCGGAGAAACCACGGCAGCTGCAGGCTCAATCGAAAGGGAGGCCCAAATGATATCCTACCAATCAAACCGAACAAAAGGGAATACCCATGCCCCCCCCCCCAGCTAGGCACCGGAGCGGGTGCGGCTATCATCGATGTCCATGTGAAATACCACCTGACAGCCACGAATATGCCGAGTGGGCCCGTCACCAAACAGGTATGGGGAGTGAAGATCCGGTAAGCAGTTGACGCCGCGTCGATTTTCCGACCTCCTCAAATGACTGGGGATTCGGGAGAATTGAGTGGCTGAACGTTTTCACATAGCCGAATGGTATGGCAGGCCATTCATAGATATCGATCCCGTCGAGCGAGTGCGCCTTGCGCAGCATCGCGTCGGCTCTCACACAATGAAAAAAGCGGATGTGAACAGGCTGATTGTCCTTCAGGAAAAAGAGGCTCTCGGGGCCCTGACGGATCGCGAAAGAGCTAGGTTGGATGTCCTGACGGCGATGCTCGACCTGCAGCGGGATGGCGAACAGATCTGCCCGTTCCGAACAGACAGCTTACATCCGACCTGCACAAAGCCTGGCGGGGTCTGCTCTCTCCGCCTCTATACCGACGATGACGGCCCGTTCCAACCCGTAGAGGGTGAGCGGGGCCTGATCCGCGCGCTCTGTCCATACAGGTTCCATCAAGACAACACGGCGTTCCGACATATTGGCGGTCGCTTGCTCGATGACGTCATCCCGACGCAGGTCGGTGAGGTAGGGTTTCTTGAGTCCACCGGCAACCTTGACAGCGCCCCGGGAGAGGACGTCGGGCGCATCGATATGATTCTGGTGTCCGACAACGTGCCCGAGGGGGCGGATATGAAGTGGTGCGCGGTCGAGGTGCAGGCAGTCTACTTCTCAGGACGCGAGATGGCAATCGAGTTTAGGGACATCCAAGAGCGTCAGGGCGTGGCCGCCATGCCGGTCGAAGGGCGCCGTCCGGACTACCGCAGCAGCGGGCCGAAACGCCTCATGCCACAGCTGCAGATCAAAGTCCCTACGCTTCGCCGATGGGGCAAAAAGATGGCCATTCTTGTGGACCTCGCGTTCTTCCGATCCATGGGAGAGATGAAACGGGTGCCGCACATATCAAACGCCGACATCGTCTGGTTCCTGGTCGACTTTTTGAGGGAGCCGGGTGAAGAGATGTTCCGAACTGTCGTCGTAGAAGAGTTCGCGACTACCCTTGAGAGCGCGATCGAGGGCCTTACCGGCGGCGAGGCCGTATCCTTGGAGATATTTGAAGCCCGAATAAGCGCAAAAGTGTTGCCATAAATCGTTGTATGATTCATGATCTGGTGTTAGTCGTGATAGAAAACAAAATAAGAACACTGATGATGGGCGGATGGGATGAACTTAACAGCGATAGACCTTTTTTGCGGCGCAGGCGGCCTGTCTGCAGGTCTTGAGATGTCGGGGTTCAAGGTCCTCGCAGGTGTTGATCTCTTCGAGGCCGCCGGAAAAACTTTTGAAAAAACTCATAAAGATGCAAAATTCGTTGGGAAACCTATAGAAGACGTGACCATCGTGGAGTTGATGGATGCCACCGGCCTGAAAAAGGGCGAACTTACTGTCCTTGCGGGCGGCCCCCCGTGCCAAGCATATTCGGTCTACAATCATCAGCGAGGCATGCACGATGCCCGGGCGGTTCTTTTTCGTGAATACTTGAGGATCGTCGAAGGCATGCAGCCCGAGTGGATCGTGATGGAAAACGTAATGGGAATCTATTCCATCGGAGGCGGAGAGGCTGTCCGGGCGATCAAGGATGAGCTCGGTGCCCTCGGGTATCAGGTCAAAGAGAAGGTCCTGAAAGCCGAAGAATACGGCGTCCCGCAGGAGCGGCGGCGCGTGGTGTTCATCGGGAACAGGATCGGGGCACCGATAAGCCATCCGGACCCGACGCACGGCACCGACTTGGCCCCGTTCACCACGATCCGAGATGCGATCGGAGACCTTCCAGCGATCCTGAATGGCGAGGATCCCGGCACCGTGAAATATGCCGCGCCTGACAAGGGCGAATTCCGAAAATTTGTCCGGGGCGATCAGAAGAAGATCGAGAACCATAGCGCGCCGAAACTCGGCAAGGTCAATGTGGAGCGCATGACGCACATCCCGCCGGGCGGCAGCTGGCGCGATATTCCGCATGACCTTCTGCCGGCAGGCATGCAGCGGGCCAAGAGAAGCGACCACACGAAGCGATATGGTCGCATGACATGGGACGGCTTGTCCTGCACCGTGCTGACGAAGTGTGACGTCCACTGGGGCGCGTATATCCATCCGGAACAGGACCGGGCCATCTCCGTGCGTGAGGCTGCGCGCCTGCAGGCGTTTCCGGACTGGTTCGAATTTCAGGGGTCGCGGACGGATCAGTATATCCAAGTTGGGAATGCGGTCCCGCCGCTGCTAGGACGCGCGATCGGGCAGACAATCCGGGGTATCATCGAAAGTCTGGACAACGTTTCCATCGCAGCAGAATAGCGTTATTTGATCCGGTTTTCGATTTAGAACAGTCAAAAAAGAGCGAAGTTATACTTTACAAACCACTGCTATACTGGGAAAAATTTTGAGTCACTAAAGCCGCAATGAACCTTGTTTGCTCCAAGCACGCGCACAAGACCAGAGAATGCTGTGCGAGCCGATCACTCCGAAGGCTCGCCGACCACCGAACACCGATAGCCCGAACCGTCGATCGAGTGCTCCACCCGCGTGACCAGCCAAGCGCCATCGAGGTAGGACCTGAACCCCGAAAGGTTCACAGTTCCCTCCGCAACCAGGTCCGGATTGCCCGGCATTTGCAGCTGCAGCGCGCGCCCAGCGCGCGAGGTACGCGCGAACTCGGCATCCGCAGCCCGCTGCGCCGCTTCCCGGCTGGGATAGCGCTGTTTCAGGCGCTGGATCGGAGTGCCAGACCCGGTCGTGCATTCAACCGGCACACCCGCGTCCAGATCGTGCCACACGGCAATCACCTGCCCGACAGCCTCGCGCAGTGACCGGCTCGAGCGCCAGGACGAAACATCGCCCAGCGCGATCGGCACCGTTGGCATAGGCTGGCCGCCAACCGACAGGCTCTCGCCCCGCTTTGCCAACACCAGCTGCCCGTCACCCGGCTTGGCGATCGCGTCCAGATCCAGCGCCAGGCGTGAGAGCAAGTGAATGTCAGACTCGTCCACCTGGTCGATGTGGGGCAATTCGATACCGGACAGCGAAGGTGAAACCGCAGGCCGCATCCCATGATCGGCCGCGACCTCAGAGACCAGAGCGCCCAGCGTAGTGCCGACCGGCCAAGATCGATTTTTTTGCTCAGTCACGGCCGTCTTGCCCGAGGTGGTCTCGCCATGAATGGACGCGACCGCCGAGATGCTCATCACGTCCGGCGGCCCCGAGATTTCGACCCGATCCGCGATAAAGAGGCCCATGTATTTCAGGCTGAACCCATACCCGAGCCAGACCTTCAACTCCGCCCCAACGCTCGGCTCGCGCAGGCGCGAGATCAGCTCGGCATCCGACAGCAAAATCGTCACGCGATCCGACTGAACGCCAGCCGCATCCGACAGGTTCAGAGAGATCAGCCGTTTCACGAGAATGCCAGTGATATCGGACCCGTCAACCTCGACCCGATACGCTGGCCGGAAGTCCATCAGCCCCATAGCCGCACCGACTCATCAGGCTCGGCATCCACGACAACCGGCAACTCAACGCGCGTGCCAAGCGGGAGCAAAGGCCCGAGCCCCGCCACATTAGGGTTTGAGACCAGAACAGCCTCCACCACACCCGAGCTTTGACGCCCGTAGTGCTTCCACACAATCCGGTCGACCGTGTCGTCTTCTTCAGAAAGGTAAAAGGGAGCGGAGTCCACCATCATATCGCCTCAATTTTATATGGAACTCTTGGCGCAGCGGCGCACCGCCCCGCTCGAACATACGCTGCCCCTCACGTACCGCCTCAACCACCCAGGCACCCATCACCCGGCCACCCATCGATATCAGTGGCAGAGGGACGCCTATCGAAGCCTGCGCACGCATTCTGGTCAGCTGGTCGAGGCCACCCTTGTAGTGCGGATAGATTACGCCGCGCAGCTCCAGCGTCTCCGCAGGCGTGCCAGTGAACTGCAGCGCGTCATTGGTGCCGACACGCTGCTGCGCCGCCCAACGATACTCGGTGCCCCGCGACAGCTCCTGATAAGCCGCCGTGGAAATGGAGAACTGGTAGAGGCCCAGCTGGAGCATCGGCTCGCTCATGCGAAGCCCCCATACTGCCCATAGCCCCGAGCACCATCATATAGCGAACCGGATTGAGCATCGCGCAGGCGGCGCTCAAGCTCATCGAGGATCGACTGAGCCGACATGCCGGCCGCATTGATCTGAATGTGGTTAGTGACCGAACCGGCGGTCTGGCCCATAGCGGAGGCCGCCGCTTCGATGTTCGCACGGGCGCCTGAGGCAAGAGACGCGATGCGCTCCGTTGCGCGATTGTTGGCTACATAGCCCGAGGCACTCGCAAAGATGCGCTCCGGACCGCGTTCACCAACTAGCAGGCTGCCAGCCTTGAACGAGCCGCCAACCGCGCGCGCCTGAGGCGCGCGATACATAGGATGCCCCGGCGGATATGGATTTTCAGCAGATCCCGGCGCAGGGCCCGAAGGCCCACCGAAAGCGCCCAGCGCCGCCGAACCTTTATCCTTGACCCATTTTAGCGCATCGAGAACCGGCTGGATCTTCTGCAGCACCCAATCGAACTTGGCACCGATCCATTCAATGACCGCGCCCAAGCTGTCTTTCACGCCCTGCCAAGCGTCCTCGATCCCGGCAGTCATGCCCATTGCATCAGTCACCGGCTTGATCACGTTTTCATAGACATAGCCAAAGACCGCCCCGATCGCCTCGATCTTTCCGGACCACCATCCGACAAAGCCGCCCCATACCGCCTTAATGCCGTCGACAGACCGGCCCATATCGCCAGTGAATACACCAGCGACAAGGTCACCAAGCCCCGTGAAAATATCGCCAACGTGCCCCAACTGCTGACTGAACCACGGCCCGACATCCTCCCAATTGCGGTAGATCAGATACGCGCCGCCAGCGATTGCAGCGATCGCCAGCCCAATGGGATTTGCGACCAGTGCCAACCCGATCGCCTTGATGCCACCCGCGACGATGGGCAGCGCCGGTACCAACGCCCACATGGCAACGCCGAGCCGCCCGACGCTCCACGCAAAGGTGCCGACAGACACGATTGCCTTACTGGCCATAAGGGCGCCCAGGATGATCCCAAAGTTATCCCAACCCCCGACCATATCGGCAACCTTGGACGCAACCTGTCCTACCTTGGACGCGACATCGCCCATACCAGACGCAACCGACCCCACGATAGGGATCACCCGCTCGAGGCTCAGAACCGCCTGCTCGGCAAACACCCTGATATCTTCCCGGTTTGTTTTGGCCCAGGTAGTGAAGGTTTCCATAGCGCGCTGCACAACCGGCATGAACTCAGCGCCGATCACGTTTTTGAGCCCTTTGACCGTCAGCTGCGCATCGAGAAGGCGATCCTGGAATGTTTCAGCGCCCCGCGCGGTTACTTCTGACAGCACATAGCCCGTATCGTTACCCTGCTGCATCAGCTCTTTAAGCCCAATCTTTCCGTCGCGCAGCATGAGGATCATGCCCAAACCCGCGCGCGAAAACAGATCAGACGCAATGGCAGCCCGCTCGGCTGGGTTTTTCATATCCTTAAACTTTTCGGCGATTTCAAGCAGAGCATCCTCGGGCTTCATATCGATCAAGGTGCCGACATTAAGCCCCAGCGCTTTGATCGCATCAGCAGCCGGACCAGTACCCTCCTTGGCTTCGCCCAGGCGTTTAACAAACGCCCCCATCGAAGAATCGAATGTGGCTATAGGAACACCAGACCGCTCGGCCGCGTAGCGCAGCTCCTGAAACGCCTCGATGCCGATGCCCAGCTTGTCGGCAGTTTTTGCGACATCGTCCCCAAGCGCGGCCGTCGACCTCGCCAAGCCGAAAATGGCAGTGCCGACCAACCCGACAGCAATGCCCGCGTTGCGCGCGACCCGCGTGATATCGCCAGTCATTCGGCGAAAGTCTTTGCCGACGCGAGCCGACGCCTGCGCTGCGCGCGTCCAAGCTGCCTGTTTGCGTTTGAGAGTGTCCAGCTGGCGCCCGAGCTGCTCATATTCCCGATCGAGCTCGGCGACCGAACGGCCCTGTTTCTCAAGCACCTTGCGCTGCTTCGACATTTCCTTCTGGCGATCCGTGATCGTCTTGATCTCGTTGCCGACGCCCTCGAGCCCCGACTTCAGAATGCCGATGTTTTTCTTGACCGACCGCTCCAGCACGGAGCCGATCTGAACCGTGGCATTAAGCCTTTGATTTGCCATCGTTCAGGCCCTCAATCCACCAGAGAAAGCGCGACGTGCGCATACCCAGGATTTCAGCTGCGCTCCACCCGGTATGGCTGGCCAGCAGTAACACCCCAGAGCGGACCACTGCTGGCTCCAGGCTCAACCGTAAAAAAAACCGAGCGCCGCCTGCAGCCGCACAAAATCCCGCATTTTCAAAAGGCGCAGATCATCCGGAGGCACCTCCGCCAGGTTTGCGATCAGCGCCACCTCAGCCTCGGCATTGCCGCCGATCTTTTGCGACGTCAGCTGATCATTGAGAGACGGCTCGCGCAGCTTCAGGCTGGTGACGTTTGCGCCCGCGACATCGAGGCCGCGAACGAGAGCGACAGTCAGCGACCCGTCAGACCCTTCTTTGATGAAATCCGGATAGATCGAGTCCGGCTCTGATGTTTTTGCCACGATTTAGCCCCCCTTAAATCCCGATTGCCGCGCGGCGAGCCGCCAGCTGATCAACCCCATTTATGATGCGCTTCATGTTTGGCACATCAATTTCATGGATCTGCCTGCCATCAAGATCCTCAGAGAAGAAATCGCAGCGGACAGTGATGGTCAAAGGCGCCTGCTGGCCAGGCGTCCAAGCCCCCCGCTCAACACGCGTCACGCGGCCGCGCAGACGATGAACGGATGCCTTGACCGTCCCATCGTAACTCTCGATCGCACCGCGCGCCGTCAGAATGATCGGCGCGCCCTCAATGACGCCCCAAATCTGCAGGACGTGAAAATCATAGGCAGACAGGATGAAGGTCGCCTCCAGCGCCTCCATACCCATATCGAGCGCAATCGGCGCGTCCATGCCGCCAGCACGGAAATCCTCGGTCTGCACCGCCAAGGTGGGCGCCGAATATTCGGAGACGTTGCCAGCATAGCCCCGGCCGTCCACAAACAGGTTAAAATTGCGCAGAATATCACGAGCAGCCATTATGCCAGTGCCTCCGAAATATAGGTATCAACCAGGTGAGAGCGGAACGTGATGTGCTCCGCAGGATAGGGGGGAGTGAATTCCAGGTTGAAATACACCTTGCCCTCCATGATAGACGCCGGAGTGTTCAGATCCGGATCCGGGAAACACCGACCGCCGAGGATCGCGCCCAGCTCAACCAGAGTGGCAATATAGCCATTCACGCCGTCAGACACATCCTCAAGATAGGTCTTGGTGATATTGCGGTCGACAGCCCACATATGAGCGCGCTGCAGACTTTCGTGCAGGATATCAGCCGTGCGGCGAACCGAAATAAACTGCCATTTTGGGTCAGCGGTCGGCACCCGGTTCCCCCACAGGCGAAACCCGTCCTGGCGGATGATGGTCGCCACATCATTCTCGTTCAGCAGGTTCGCGCGAGACGCGGAATCGCCCAGCTTGAAATCGACCGGCCGCGCCGTGCCAATGATCCCGAAAATACCCTTATTGGAGGGGGAGTGCCAGAACCCGCGATCGTTATCGGTGCGCGCAATCACGCCCGCAACCCGAGCCGAGCTCGGCTGCGTGAGCACCGCGCCAGCGCCATCAAGAACTTTCACCCACGGATCGACCACATAGACCCGGCCCGAAGTGCCCCAATCAGCCGCATGGGTTTGCGCGTCTGCGTCCGTGGTATTCGGCCCGTCCGCGACGATCACCGCCCGAAGCCGAGCGGCAATGCCCTCGAGCTCGGCAACAACCGGATTCGCAAGGTCGGTAGGCCGCTGGTGCGTCCAGCCCGGCGCGATCAGTATGCGGGGCGAAAAGCCGACAATCGACTCGGCGCCCACCAAAGCATGCACACCCTCATAAGCCCCGGAAGTCCCGTCGACGCCGCCGATGATATTTGCCAGCGTTTCGGCCTCGTCCAAGCCATCGTCGACACGAACAATGATAACCACCGCGCCTATCTGGTCGAAGATGCCATCGAGGGCGCCCGGCAGAGTGCCCAGACCATCGCCAGTCGTGTCCAGCTTTGCAGCCTCGGTGCGACTTCCCGCGATCAAGACGGGAGTGTTCAAGGGGAACAAGGCGGCATCGGCATCAGGCGCAGTGCCCACAATGCCAATCACGCCAGACCGGACCGTGCGGATCGGCCGCGAGCCCGTGTCTACCTCGATGATCTCAACGCCGTGTAAGAATGTCATAGGGCCCGCCTCAAAAAGTTGCCGATATTTGAGACGATCATCGCGGCAAAACAGGCCGGTTTCCTCTGGCGGTTTGCCCGCGTCAGCCCCACCGCCAAAAAGCAACGGCCGCGAACATGGCAAGACGCGTCCACCGGCCTACCCCATCCGCCTTCAGAGCCGAGTGAAACTCAGCCGCTGCAGACGGGCGCGCCCAGCGCGAAATCAGCATTTCATCATGGAGAGCCGCGGCCTTCAGGAATCGCGGATCGTGCGGATCGAAGATCCAGCGTAGCGCCCAAGGGATCGAGACATCAAACTCGCGCCCGGCCGGCACAGTAAAAACCAAACCGGAATCGGCGCAGCCAACTGACCAGACGAGGGAGCGCAGGGATCGATACCGAATGCCCCCTATTGGCGCGCACCAGTAACCCGCTTTAGTGTAATGGCTCACCGCGACAGAACATCACGCCTCGATCTGCGCGGCAGCGCGGAATAGGTCGTCAAGTTCCGTGTCACTAAAGCCTACTGCACCTGCCAGCCCTGCAATCATCGGGCTGTTGCGCCTTAATTCTACCGCCTCGGCCCAAGCAAGCTGAGTTATCGCGTCGGCCTGCGCAACGACATCCTCGACCGCTGGCAGATGCCCCGCCTGCATCAACGCGGCTTTCGCCTGAAAGCGACTGACGACCATGGCCGCGCGCTCAGCGGCAAGTAGCTCAGCCGTTGTTGGCTCCGGTTCCGGTTCTGGCGCGACATACGGATCAGGGCTGGCCAACAGAGCATCGGCATAAGTCTGCCGCCCGAACGCCTCGCTGTCGTCTTCCGACGCCGTAAACGGGCGCCACACACCACGGACCTCAACCTCGCAGTCAATGCTACCAAATTCATTAAATACGGCGTTGCGAATAGTCATCATAGCGTCCTTTGCCATAGGGTTGCGCCGCGGATGGTCATGTTAGTGCTGCCACCTTGCCCAGAAGCCTTGGTGTCTAGGGAGTCAAAGTACCCCAAGCAGGTCCACTCTCCAGTAAGTGCCGCACCAGTGAGAAAAGTAGGCGACGTAGTTGGAAAGCCAGAGCCCGATATTGCGTAAAGTGCGCTAGTTGGTCGTAGAAGCGACCCCGCTACGGTCCCGCCAAAAGCCACGTCGCCGCCAGTGCTGCGGGCGTACACATGCGAGCCTAAGCCGCCCGCCACCAGATCAGAAGCCATTGTGTCGTAAACGTCCACGCTTGCCACGTCAGCCCATGCAGGGTCGTCCGCCCCTTGCGTTAGTACCTGCCCTGAAGTGCCCTTGGCCAGCCGAGCCGCAGCGGATGCGCCGCGATACAACAGATCACCGCGCGTCGTGACAACGGTTTTTGGAATGGCCGCTGCGGCTAGGACACCCTCAGCCCTTGTGGCAAAATCGCCGGTACTTGCCGCCGCCGCCGAGCCAGCGTCTGTGATATCGATCAGCGTGTGATTGTGGTCAACCGACGCATAGTTGCCCGGATCAAAGACGGCCGCCGCCTGCGCAAATCCCTCGGCCTCTTCAGCAGCATCAGAGGCATCTCCGGCAGAGCCCGAGGCCGCATCCCGCGCTTCTTCCGCACCATCCCGCGCGAGCCCCGCCGCATTAGCCGCACCCAGAGCTGCATCCCGGTAGCCCAGAACAGTAGTGACCGCCGCCAAGATCACATCACGAACCGACTGGCCCTCAGACAAAAGCGCATATTGCGCCACCGTCGAACCGGCCAACGCGCCGATCACCCAATCAGAATGAGGCCCCGCCGCGCCAACAACCGCCTCGACCTGGCAGCGATAAATGCCCGAGACGCTGTCATAAGCGATCGAGCGCGCGACGGCATAATCATCAGCAGTGCTGGACCGCGTCAAAGCGGTAAAGGGCGAGGGCGTGAATAGACGCCGTTCGACATCATCTGACACTTCGAATTCCAGGATGTTGCCAACTGCGAGCGAAGCCTCGGTAGACGAGGCGGCAATCAGAAACCCGCGCTCAGTAAGCGTGAACACATCCTCGATCGCCGGAGTCAAAATATCGTTGATCCGGTCGAGAGTGATCCCCTGCAGGCCGACAAGCGTCTGCTCGACCGATGCCTGCTGCTCTTGCAGAGGCTTCAGCCGAACATCGATCGCCTGCAATAAGCGGCGCAGGAACGCCAGATCAAAGCGCTCCTGCCCGTCAATATTGAGCGCGCTAGTCAGTGGCTGCCGAAACGGACTCAATGTCATCTGCGTGCTCCTTGATTGCCCAGCCCTTCATCGTCACATCGGCGCCAGGCCGCAAAAGCGTCCTACCGATCCGAACCGGGCGCCGTAGCACCACACGATAAAGCTCATCATTTTTCACATTACTCAGCTTCGTAGACATTTTTTTACATCCTTTACGCAAATGCCACATAGCCGAGCCGGGCCACGTGATCGGCAAAGAGGCTGTTGTCAGTTTGGCCCACCTCCTTGATTTTGAAGGAAGTGATCGAAGGCACCGTGAACGAGAGCTCCCGTACAAGGGCATTCGGATCATCACGAGGGACAGAATCCACCGTGGCATCCGGAGTAACCTCTGTCGCAAACCCAGCGCCGTGCAGCAAAGTCACCGCGCTGGTGCTATGAGTCCCATCCCAATTCTCATAGCGCGCCCGCACCGTCACCGTGGACACGGCCACAGGCATGGTGCGCTCGATCGAAACCAGCGTGCGATCCAAACCAGGACGGCTGAGCTCGATATTTGACCGCGCCGCCGTCAGGCCCAGCGCAGGCATGATATCCTTCGTGCCGATGAACACAGCGCGCAGCCGCGCAAATTCCGGTCGACTGGCCAGGACCGCCTCATCTTGCGACAGCGTCCGCCAAGCACCAGCAACGAGCACCTGAAACTCAAGGCGAGTGCCCTCGTAGGTGGTGGTGTCGGCATTAATGTCGATCATATCGATACCGCCGCCAAGGCTCAGCGGCGACAGCTCCACATGGATGATCGGAGACTCAAACTCAGCAAAGAACGCCTCGAAAGCAAGATCGACAGACGGATCGCCAGCAACCACCTCACCATCCTGCACATAGAAGATCGCGCCCGATGCCAACTTGTTGCCAGATACCGTCGCAAGGAAATGCGCGCCAGCCGAGAGCACCACCAGGCTATAGCGCCGCCCTTTGAGCAGCGGTACCGCACCGAATGCCACCTTCGTCGCGGTTTCCCCATTGGGATCGCTGGCAATGTCCGCGACCGCAACGGTTTTGCGCGCGATCGTTCGAGACAGATCAAAGGCGCCCGCCCGCGTCTCGCAGATCAGCACCTGAACCTCGCCAGCGACCGCCTTGCGCGTGAAAAACAGGTTGATGCTCGAAAGGTATCCATCGCTGCCTTGCAGCAGTGTCTGGCCTACGATCGATCCGGACACGGTCTCCGTAGTGACAACGCGATCAAAATACGGCTCCCGAATATCGACTTCGGTGAAGTGCTGAACACGACCAGAATGCGTCACGCCTCGGTTAAAAATTAGACTATACTCCGAGTCCTGCAGAAGCCGAATTTGATGTCTTGACGGCTGGATTTAGAACGATTCATCTATGCCCATGATCCGCCCCGGCTTTCTTTCCT